CGCCTGAAGAATACCTTCGATTCACCATCCTAACCGCCTCCGGCGTCTCCGCCGCCGATACCGCGACACAGCTCAATCGTGAGTTCCACGGCGGCGAGGCGGTACGGACGCAGTCGAGCATCGTCAATAAGCGGACCCGAGCGAAGCTCAAGGTCGGCCCGAAGCCCACGAGCCCCCTCCCCCCGGCGGGCTTGCCGATCGCCCGGGAGCAGGAGGTCGAGCACTCTGAGGGCGACGATGGCATCACGGCCCGGGCGGTGGGCACTCGCATCCGGACGGTCGAGGATCTGCTGGCCCACATCGAGGCCGATCTCACCCGGTTCGAGGTGGCCGAGAGTCAGGCGACCAAGTACGAGACCGCGGCCAAGGACCCCAACACGGGGCAGGTGATCGTCACCGAGCTCCATCGGGTGTATGTCAAGCTCCGGCCCAAGGCGGGACCCTCGATCCTCGAGGCGGTCGAGGCGTTAATTGCGGGAGCCGTTAAGCCACGGTTGACGATTCGGCCCGTCGTGCCTAAGCCACGGGTGAATACGTCGGTCCTGCAGGCGCTGGTGATCGCCGATCCGCACGTTGGCAAGTATGCGTGGGGGCAGGAGACGGGCGACAAGGACTACGACATCGGGATCGCGACCAAGCTGATCCGTGAGGCCAGCACCGAGCTCCTCGAGGACGGGGCGCACCGCGGCGTCGGGCACCGGGCGATCCTGCTCCTCGGCGACTACTTCCACTATGACAACCCCCACGGGCAGACCACCAAGGGCACCCCGCAGGATCGCGACGGGCGGGTCGATAAGATGCTCGAGGCTGGGTCCGAGGCGCTCTTCGATCTGATTGAGACCTCGGCGCAGATGGGACCGACGGCGGTGGTGCTAGTCCCCGGCAACCACGACGCCGTGCTGACGGTGGCCCTGCGGCAGATGCTGGCGGCCTACTTCCGCGGCGATCGGCGGGTGAGCATCGAGGCCGGGAAGACGACCCGCAAGTACCTGACCCACGGCAAGTGCTTGATCGGCCTGACCCACGGGGACAAAGCCAAGAAGCGGCTCGGCGAGCTGATGGCCGCGGAGGTCCCGCATCTCTGGGGGCAGTCTACCTACCGCGAGATCCACACGGGCCACCTGCACGGGGAGGCGGAGGTCCAGACGGTAGCGGGGGTGGTGATCCGGACGGCCCCGGCGCTCTGCCCGCCGGACGGCTGGCACTCCCTCGAGGGGTACGTTGCCAAGCCCCGCGGGATGCAGGCCTTCTACTACCATCCCGACGGCGCACTCCTCGGCATGACACTTAGCAATCCCGATCGCGGGCGTTAGATTGGCGGTATGTCCACCTGCCTTCACGACCGCGCCGAAGCCTGCCCTGAGCGCTATAAGGCTATCAGAGACGGGCGGTGCTGGTATAGCTGGGAGGCCAAGGGCTGGTTCGTGATCCGCGGCGGGGTGCCGACAGGCTACACCCGGTGCCCGTGGTGCGGGGGAAAGCTCCCCACGCTGGTCGATGCCGTCTTGCGGGCGATCGCGGAGCGTGAGGACGATGGCCGCTAGACGCCGCAAGTCGTCGGTCTTCACCAACCGGAAAGCCTCGGTCTCGGTCCACCGGAACGGGCTGTCGATCGAGATCGGCGACGTGCCCGCCGTGGATGCGGGGGTGGTGGCGAAGGAGCTGTTGGATATTGTCCGCCAGCTATGGTCGGCAGGCTACGATGAGCTGACCCTCGACCGCGGGGCCTTGCACGGCGGAGTCATCGAGGTGCCGGAAGAATACGACGGCGAGGACTACGTCATACCGCCAGAGGCCAAGCGCCGGATCGGGTTCCACGCATGATGGTACTGGCCTCGCTCGGTGTCTTTTGTGTCGCCTTTGCGGTTGACGTAGCCTATGCCTATTACATCCGGCGCACGGCTGAAGGACGCGCTATCTCAGCGGCGCTCTGGTCTGGTGGCATCGCCTTGTCTGGGGCCGTAAACGTGCTGGCCTATACGCATGACCGACGGCTTATTGTCCCGATAGTTTTCGGGTATATCGCTGGCACATACTGGGCGGTCAAGCGCGACCACGCCTAACGAACATCCGGCTACCCCTTACTGGCTGATTTCCACCATAACTGGTAGAAATCTACCCCTTACCGAGACCCCTGAAACGCACGAACCCCAGCACCGAGGCTGGGGTCGTGGGTCACACACAGGGGGAGCATGACGTATCGCCCGTCTACACAGGCGTGAGAGTACGTTACCGCTGGGCCTGCCCCCTGTCAAGGGGTGCCATACCGCCTCGCGTTATCCCGGGCGATCTGCACCGCGGCCCAGTGCTCGGGGTAGACGTGGGAGACGATGCGGTTCCCTCGAAACTGGGACAGCATCAGCACCGCCTCTGGGCGGCGACGCGTCGCGACCCGCTCGCTCAGGCTGGGGGTCGGCTCGACCAGCTCCTGCACGTCATCAATCGTCATTGTCTCGCTCCTTGAGGCAGGTGGCACAGAGGGCTTCCTCGCAATGCTCGCCGTAGCGGTTCTCGTAGCACCCGTAGGCCACGGCATCCTCCTCTCCACAGCCGTCGCACTCGACAGCGTAGGGCAGTTCGGTCGGCAGATAGCTAATCGACATCGGTAAACCTCGCAGGTTGGGGATCGGGTTCCATCTCACGGCAGTAGACGCGGAGCCGCTCACGGACGGCGAGCGGAATCGGGTGGGCCTTCCGGAGCCAGCGCCAGATGCTGACCCGGGAGCGGCCCAGCACCTGCTTGGCAAATTCGTCAATGGTGCCGCCGTGGAGCTTCATCGCTCGTTTAAGGAGGGTCGTGCCCGGGCGGTTCGGGCGAGGCTGTGTGGTCGTCATGTGTGGGACATTAGCATCGATTTCCCATCGGCGCAAGTCCCCCCTGAAACACGTTGCAATTGGCACTTGCGTAAGTACAGGCCCACGCATAGATTGATGGCACACTCACACAGGGAGGCTGTATGCACGATGTAATTCCGCTCGAGCGGCAGGTGGAGGACCTGACCAAGTTGGTCGGGCTGTTGTTCCGGAAGGTGGCGCTCCTCCAGCAGGAGCTCACCGATCTCGATCGCGCCCGCATCCTCGACGCGCAAGTAGCGTGGGGCGAGGTGCAGAGCCTGAGCCGAGAGATTATGTAGGACTGCAGGACCCGCCGTGGCACGTCGGCCGTGGCGGCACACTTACGGGGTCGCGACCCCAAGGAGACGCAGATGGCTACCAAGTTGACGCTGGAGAACGCAGGAGACCGCGCCGTGATGACGGTGACGGAGTGCAAGTCGGTGACGACCAAGTTCGGCACCAAGCTGGTATTCACGGGGACCACGGACGAGGGCGAGCTCGTCGAGACCCCGCTTATCCCGGATACGACCGGGCTCAAGCAGTTGGATCGGCTCGGCCTCACCGCGGACACCGCGGTCGGCGAGCGGCTCGAGTTCTCCCGAGCCGCCAACCCAAGCGGCAAGCCCTACTGGAACATCGACCCCGCCCGTTCGGGTAGCCCGGCCCCATCCAAGCGGATGGCCGCGCCTAGTGCAATCACTGCACCAGCTACGCCAGTGGCGGATAAGAGCCCGGATCAGCGCCGGGATGCGATCGTGACGCAATATCTGATGCTCTGGCAGACGGTCGCCACCCAGCTCGCGCAGGTGAGCGCGGTCAAGGTGGACGCGCAGGCGGTGCAGGCCGCGACCGCCACGCTCTGGATCAGCCTCAAGGACCACGGCCTGCAGGTGACCCAGCCTGCGGCCAAGGCGGCTCCGGCGATCCCGACGACCCCGCCCGCCAGTGGGAGGCGGATCCAACCGCCTGTCTCGCTCCCGCCTGAGGACCCGGCTGATGACGACCTCCCTTTCTGAGTGGGACGAGGATGAGGTGCCACACTGCCCCATTCACGTCGAGTGCGAGCAACCCTGCCGCGTCTGTGCGGCACCGCTCAGCCCGGCGGAGGGTGAGGAGTGAGGTGCCCGCTCGTGCGGTGCCGGGCCGTGATGGGAACGCGGATCGATCGGCTGGGGCGGGTGACGTATACCTGCCCCGGCTGTACCCGCCGCAAGCGGGGCCAGTGCCAGCGGTGTCCGAAGGCGGTCGATGGGACCAAGGGCGTGGCCTATTACTGCACCGAGTGTCGGAAGCAGAAACAGCGGGAGTCGGTGATGCGCTGGCAACGGAACCATCTCGACAAGGTCGCGAGGAACCAGCGGCGTAGACGCTGGGCCGCGCAGGGGAAGAAGATGCCAACCGAGCCGATGAGTCCGAGTGAGGCGGGCAAGCTGGGCGGGAAGAAGGGATCGGCCGCCCGGATCGCCAGCTTGGGGCCAGAGCGGGTGAAGGAGATCGCGCTCAAGGCGGTGCGGACGCGGTGGGCTAAGCACTGGGAACGTCAGCGGGCTCTTGCGGAATCGCCGAACGTGTAGTAAGTTGGCGGTGCGTAGTTCACGGCTATGCACAAGTAGTCACAAGAGAACGGCCCCGATAAGTACCCCCTCGGACGCGGAGCAGAACCGCAGTCCGCCGTGAAGGGAGGGAACGTCGGGGCCTCTTGTTTGTCTGCGGGCTTAGTCTCGGTTTCCCGCGGCGCTGTATTACCGAGTACAGCGAATCAATCCTAACCGTGCGCTCGTCCGTCCGTTCCAATCACAAATCCAAGCAACCTCGGCCTAGGACTTGGTGGGGCAGACTGACACGACGTGTACGAGCGGTGTAGTGGCAGGACGTGGAGCCGTCACACGGACACCCACCCTCGACAGCACCCCCGCTGACTACGGGACGCGACAGAGGCGGTGAGTACGGTACCTTCGGTTCAGAGGCGCAACCCGGGGTAACTGCCCCGGAATGGCTAGTCATATCGTGGAGCAACGCATGAACGAAGCGTGGGCAGAAAAGAAGCGGCTCGTGTGGAAACGGGCCAGCGGGATCTGCGAGAAGTGCAAGGCCAAGCCGGGCGCACACGTCCACCACCTGCGTTACGCTCAACGCCGTGGGCACGAGAAGCTCGAGTGGCTCCAGCTTGTCTGCCTCGAGTGTCACGGGGCCTATCACCCGCACCACACGTTCCTGACCCTCGAGCAACAGCGTGTCCGTGCCCAGCAGAAGGCCGCCAAGCGCCGTACCACACCCACCCCCGTCTGCCGTCACTGTGGCGGCACCTACCCCAAGGCCAAGCACAAGTCCGTCTGCGTTGCCTTTGGCCTCCACCGTTAATCCTCATATGCCGCTCGCCATTGCCACTGAGACCGGACAATTCCACGAGCATCGCGGCCGTCAGTTGCTCGAGGCCTTCGCTCGCCATACGCACAGCGAGCTCGTCGTCACCGATCCCCAGTCCACCGCGGCGCTCGATGCGCTCTTCACCCGCGATGGGGTGGTGGTCGCGGTTGCCGAGGCCAAGACCCGCGTCAGCTACGACTACCCGGCGATCGAGCGGCTCGGCTCCTACCTCGTCACCGCGGACAAGCTCGAGACCCTGACCCGCGTCGGCACCGCGCTGGCCGTGCCTGCCTTCCTCGTGACCGAGCTCAGCGACGGGGTCCGGCTCTACTGGCACCTGACCAACAAGCACGGGCTCCGCCAGCTCCACTGGCTCGAGGCCCCGAGCCGCACCCTCTCGACCTCGATCGGAGCCGAGACCATCGTGCGGATGAACGCCTTCCTGCCGATCGAGGACGCCACGATCTGGGGCACGGGCGAATAATTTCTCTTGCGCGACCAGCGTGTCGGCGCTATACTCAGCGTGTCGCGGCACAACAGCGACTCACACATAACCTCTGGGGGGGAGTATGCACGACCCGGCAACGGCCACGAAGGCCGTCCATCCTGTGGTGTCCGCGGTGCTCGAGCAGTTGCGGGGACCAGAGGAGCGGTCCAACGCCAAGGCTAAGATGCGGCTGGCGATGACGATCAACTACAACATCCACACGGTCCAGCACTGGGCGGCGGGTCGCCGTCAGCCCTGCGCGGATGCCATCGCCAAAATGGAGGAGGTGCTCAATGCCGCTCGTGCTTGACATCGAAACCATCCCGCTCGAGGCCTCGCTCACGCGCCCGTATCCCACGGACCGCCAGCCGCCTGCCAACTACAAGTCCGAGGAGACGATCGCCAAGTGGCGCGACGCCGATCGCGCTCGCTGGGAGGTAGATCGCGCCAAGGAGTACAGCCTCAACCCGCGGCTCGGGCGCGTCCTCTGCCTCGGCTGGGCGACCACGGATGACGAGGGGAACCTCTTGACTCACGGCCTTGAGTATGCCGCGGAGGAGCCGAGCGAGGTCGATGTGCTGGAGCGCTTCTGGCAGATGGTGCTTGATGCCGACGGCCGCGTGGTGACGTGGAACGGGAGCTGGGATCTGCGCTTCCTCGTGATGCGCTCGCTCGCTTGCGGGGTCCAGCCCAGCATCGGGGCCTACTACATCCGAGAGTGGTTCCGTAAGTACGTCACGACCCCGCACTTCGACTGCAAGGCCGTGATCCTCAACTGGGACGTGCGCGTCTCGGGTGAGGGCCTCGATGAGTGGTCCAAGTTCTTGGGGCTCCCCGGCAAGACCGAAGGGATCAGCGGCAAAGACGTGTGGCCACTCTACCAAGGCGGGATGCACGACGAGATCGCCGAGTACTGCGTACGCGATGTGCTGGCCACCGCGGCGGTCTATCACCGCCTGCTTCCCTTCTTCGGCACCAAGCTCGCGCCCTCGCTCGAGATTGAGTTCGCCGCGGCGGAGGACTGACCGATGGACTACCGTCAAGCACCGTGCGGCGACTCGGACTTCTCCGGCTACTCGGACAAGACCGCCTATGCCCCAGTCACGGGCGAGTACAAGGTGCCGTGGCCCCCAAAGACGACCCTGCATCGGCACCCGTCTGACTTCGCGATCTGGTTGGTGATTGCTCTCCTCGCGATGTGGGCCATCTGCGGCATCGTCGGACTTGTGATGGTGCTCCGATGGCTGTTCTAAAGCCCCGCAAGCGGCCGCAGTATCTCGAGGCCATCGAGCAACGGCTCTTCGTCAAGCGGCTCCGCACTGATTCGCGCACCAAGGATCTGCCGTGGTGCTCGGTGCCGAACGGCGGCAAGCGGAGCGCCCGCGAGGCCGCGTTGCTCAAGGCCGAAGGGGTGCAGGCTGGCGTCCCAGACTGGCTGTGCTTCGTCGCGACGAAACAAGCCAACGGGCTGGCGATCGAGTTCAAGTCGCCGACGGGCAAGGGGCGAGTCTCTCCGGATCAGAAGCACTGGCACGATCGCCTACGTCACAACGAGTGGGCCGTGGACATTTGCACCACTGCCGAAGAGGCGTGGGGTACCCTTATGCACTATCTCGGATATGAGCTATAAGCCCGTCGCCTGTCACTGCCACGATGTCTGCCCGCACTGCGCCGGGTGGAATCCGACCGCGCAGACCATCGCCCAGCACAACCTCCGCTGTGCCTGTCACGGCGAGCGGAGCTATCCCTCGACGCGGTATCACACCATCCCCACGGAGTCTCTATGTCCAACACCGCCTTCGTCCTTCTCGTTTTCATCATCGTCGCGCCGGGTCTCGTTCTAGCGGGCATCGTCATCACCGACCTTCAGCGGCAGGTCGCTCAGCTTACCGAGGCCCTGCGGACATTGACACGGCCCACCATCACGGCGTCCACCAACCCGCCGGAGAGTGTCAACAAGGTGGACCTGACCGCGGCGAAGACTGCGACCAAGACGCGGAAGCCTCGCGCCATTCGGGGGGCACGATGAATGGCAAGGGAGACGCCGCTCGCCCGATGAGCGTGACGCAGGAGGAGTATGCCCGCCGCTGGGCACTGGCCTTCGGATCGGCGGAAGAGTACGAGGCCGCGATCCGTGAGGCGGACGCGCACTGGGAGGTCATCAAGGAGCTCGAGCAGGCTACGCGCCGCGGGATGTTGCCGTGACGGATGACCCACGCTTTCGGGCAATCTGGACGCAGTTGGAGAAGCTGTGGAAGACGCAGGACACCGGGACGCCAGAAGACGTTGAGCGCGAGCACACCATCCTCACCACCCTTGTCGCCGAATGGCAAAAACACAATGAGCCATAACATCGACCTGCCCCACCACCGCTACGTTTGGGTGATCGAGAAGGCGGTCTACCGCAAGGGCTCGCAGGAGAAGGCGATCCCCGCGGTCTGGTGGGGGATCAGTGCCACGCCCGGCCGGATGTTCGGGTGTCACGTCCTCCTCGAGTCCGGCGCGATGGTCGTCGATCTCCCGCTCCACGCGCTCCGCCACGAGCCCGACGCGACGCACTATGTCCTGCCGGAGCTCGCGCAACGCTGGGACGCCTACGGCTGGGACATCGAGGCGCACCAGCCTGCCTATCTCTCGGGGCTCGACTGCCAAGTGCTGGACCCCACGCACAAGCACGTCGCAGGCACGGGGAATCTCTGGTTCTTCCTCGATCACGTCGGGGACGGCTACTCGTTCGAGCCCGGCCAGCACAAGCATCACTGGATCGTCGCGATGCACGAGGGCCACTTCGACTGCGTCCCGCAGGATATGCTCTTGATCAAGGAGGCCAGCTTCACCGTGCTGGATGGCATCCCGCCTGTCACGCGGCAAACGAAAATCTGGAGCTGTGAATGAGCGAGCCTGCGATCGACGCCACCCTTTCCGATCACGAGCTCTTGACCGTGATCGCCGCGGCGTATGACAAGCACCAGTGGCAGAGCGTCGTCGAGCTCACCGATGCGTGGCTTGAGAGCCGCGGCACGATGCCGCCGGGGGCCTGCCACTTCCGATCGGCAGGCCTGCAGGGGCTCGGGGAGTATGAGGCCGCGCTCGCGTGGGGTGGGCTGGCCTGCAAGGTCACGCCGCTTTCGACCAAGCCGAAGGAGGCCGAGCGGACGATGTTCGTCTCGACTCGCGTAGGGATGGGGATGTGCTTCGCCCGACTCGGCCAGTGGGACGACGCGCTCCGGTTCTTCCGGGCCGCGCTCCGTGTCCCGACCAAGGACCCCTACGTCGCCGTCGCGCAGGCGCACTTGCGGCTCGCGATCACCGACTCGTGGAAGAAGGCGTGGCGGGAGCACGAGCAACGGATCGGCACCGATCGCTCGCCCGTCCTGCCCAACATCCCCGAGTGGGACGGCAAGCCGACCGACGGCCCCGTCGTGGTCCTGCACGAGCAGGGGATTGGCGACGCGGTGCTCTTCGCTCGCTGGTTGCCGTGGATCGCGGAGCGCTCGGGTCACCCGGTGATCTGGGCCGGGCCGAAGTTCCTGCACCGCTGGATCGCAGGCATCCCCGGGGTGGGCTCTGTCGTGCCGCCAGAAGCCGCTCTGCTCGAGAAAGTCGGGGAGGGGGCGACCGATGTCCGCCTCGTCCTCGGATCGTGCGTCACACGGGCAATGACGGCCCCCTACCTGCACGGCACGACCCGAAAGACGATCCCCGCGCCTGCCGCCCCGCCGCTCGAGAAGCCGAAGCGCCGTGGGCCGATGCGGATCGGGGTGTGCTGGGCTGGGGCCGCGTCGGGGCATCACGACTTCGAGCGCTCGATCCCGACCGAAGACTTCGCCCTGCTGTGGGAGGGGGACCTGCCTGTCGAGTGGGTGAGCCTGCAGTATGCCACTGAGCCGCCGGAGGGTGCGCCCTTCCCCGCGATGCCGACGGGGGACGTGTACGCGACCGCGGAGATCGTCCGCTCCTGCGATCTCGTCGTGACGGTGGATACGAGCATCCTGCACATCGCTGGGAGCCTCGGTGTCCCGACCTTGTGCCTCACGCCAACCACGCCTGACTGGCGCTACCCGCACTGGCCGGATGGGGACGCGACCCCGTGGTATCCCTCGGTCTCGCTCATCCGACGCGACAACGCCCGAGCGACCGCGGATCAAGTCCGCACCGCCCGGGCGTTGGTGGAGATGCTCCTGCAGTCCCGCTAACCGCTCCCCTCTCGTCTAACGGCAGGACCCCGCACTTTGGATGCGGTAGTCGTGGTTCGAATCCACGGGGGGGAAGTACAACCCAGTCCTACTTCCGGCGTCGCGCCTGTCGTGCCGCCTGCTTCGCTCGCCGATCGGCCTCGACCGCCAGCTTGACGGCCTGCAAGAAGGCCGTGCCGTAGGGCAGGAGGAAGCCCGATCGTCGGCGCGGTTCCCGGAGGATGATCCCCTCCGGGGTGAGGGTGGCGACCAGTGTCTCGCCGCGGAGGGTGGTCACCTTGCGGGTGACGTTACGGGTGAGCTCGGTCACTGGGCGATCCTCCGGCGGCGGGCCAGCTTCCGTTTCCAGCGCCGGACCATTGCCTCGTGGCCATCCTTCGCCTCGTCCTCGGTGTCGTACCCGGCGGTGTCCAGCTCGCTGAAGTCCGTGATCCGGTAGCCATCGGCCGGGAAGACCTTGGTCTCGTAGCTTCGGTTCCAGTTGAGCGGGTACGGGATGCTGATCGTGCTGACGACGTGTCCCGGCACCGCGGTGTGCAGGGTGAGCTCGGTCGCGTGACGCATCGCTCAGCCCTCCTGTTCGCAACGATAGCCGCCGTGGCAGAGCGCGTAGCTGACGCTCTGGGCCGTGTGCTTGAGGAGCCAAGTGAAGGCGGCCCCGCTGTTCTCGACCGTGGCCAGCAGGTCGTCGTCGCGGTAGATCCGCACGGGCACGTTGGCCGGGATCGGCGTGAGGGTCGGGTACTGGTCTCTGTGCTTGGTCATCGCTTAGGCCTCGATCGCGTTGGGGTTCCTGCGCCAGCGGATGTAGAGCGAGGGGGACATCTCGCACTGGAGCAGGTTGGCATCCCAGAGTCCGTCGGCGGTCTCGAGGTAGCGGGTGGCGAGGCATCCCAGCAGGCCCCCGTCGATCAGCCGCTGGAAGAGATCGATGATCTCCTCGGGCGTCAGGTCGCCCCGCTCGAAGCTCTGTAGCTCGGATAGTTCCACGTTCAACATTCCAGCCCCCTGTGTGTCGGCATTCTGGCCTCGTCAGTCGCGGCACTCACCGCGAGACGCCCCCGTCGTGCTGGAGGCGTTTCGGCCTGCTCAGGCGGCGATCATCGGCAGGGTCATCTTCCCCGTCGCGAGGAAGTCCAGCCGGACCTGCGTGTACTCGATCGAGTTGTCCCAGAGCAGGCGCAGGAACTGAGTCCGGGTCCGGCGCACGGCGTTGGTCTTGAGCCCGACGAACAGGTGCAGGCTCTTCCAGAGGTAGATCTCGGTGCGGCCATCCGCCGAGTAGCGGGTCGCGCCGTTGATCTCTTCCCAGAGCCGGGTGCGGTGGATCGCCTCGGCGAGGTTCTTCTCCGTGATCGCGGGGATCCCGATGACCATCGAGTTCCAGATGGCCCGCTCCAGATCCTTGGCGTACTGCTCGCGGATCTTGGCGGGGACCTTCTCGGCGTTCCAATTGAGCGACATTTGCATCTCCCTGTGTGTGTGAGACGTGCTGGCCTCGTCAGTCTGGGCCTCACCCAGAGACCGCCCGAAGGCGGTTTCGGCCTGTTATACCTGCGCCTGCAATGCCGCCCGCTTGGCGTAGACTTCCGCGACATACGCCTCATACTCCGCCTTATCCCGCCCGTCGAGGCGGTACCACTTGCGGCAAGCGAGGCACGTCACCTTGTCGATGTCCGTCGTAATCCGGCTCGTATGCGACGTGCGGCGGGTACGGTTCGTGTTGCAGACCAGTCCGAAGATGCCATTGTAGTGAACCTTCATCGTTAGCTCCCTGTGTGTGAGTGTCGTACAGCGTCGTGCTGTACAGGTGAGACGTTAAGAAACCCCCCCGTCGTGCCGCCAGACCTATAACGCAATCTTAATCAACTCTTAATCTTTCTTTCGGAATCTGTTCGGTATTGGCCCGATCGCTCGCTTGCGTCTCGCTCTAGTTCGGTATATGTTCGGCCTATGGCAAAAGCGAAGACCGCCCCGCCTGCGAAGTCCGCCGCGCACATCGAGTTCCGGCTCGATGTCATGCGCCGTATCTGTGAGCGAATCAGCCGCGGTGAGCTCGCCGCCGCCGCCGCGCAAGCGGAAGGGATCAGCGCACCAACCGTCTGGCGGTGGACCGCGGAAGACGACACTGCGCGAACGATGTACGCACACGCGAAGCACCAAGCCGCTGACGCGCTCGCGGAGGAAGCGATCCGCATCGCGCTCGAGACGACGAACGAGACCTACTCCGCGGATCGGCTGAAGGTGGACACGCTGAAGTGGGCCGCGGCCAAGCGTCGCCCGAAGGAGTACGGCGAGCGGCAGGCGATCGAGAACAGCGGCGAGCAGACGCTGAACGTCGTGATCCGCTCGGAGTAAGCCGCGGCGGTGTCCACGCTCTTCCTGCCTGCGGCACTCCCCCACCAGCGCGAAGTCCTCGATGCGCCCGATCGGTTCAAGGTCTGGCGGGCCGGACGCCGCACGGGGAAGTCGCGAGCGGCTCTGATCGCCGCCCTGCTGGGCCACGGCAAGGGGAAGCACGTCGGCGCTCTGCACGGCGGCAACGTCGTCTGGCTGACCCCCGACTACCCGCAGTCTCGAGCGATCTGGCGCGAAGAGATCAAGCCGCGGCTGGCTGGCCTGCCGGGCGTCGCCCTGCACGAGACCGATCGCCGCGTCGCATTCGCGGGGCTGGGCTCCCTCGAGCTCCGCTCTGCCGAAAGCATCGACAACCTGCGCGGTCGATCGCTCGATGGCGTCGTGATCGACGAGGCCGCGTATCTGGACCTCGAGTATGCGCTCAGCGCTGTCGTGCTCCCTGCCCTGCTCGACAAGGGCGGCTGGCTGATCGTCGTCTCCACGCCCTCCGCAGGCTGGGACGGCAACGCGGCACGACAGACGCCCAGCTATTTCAACCGACTCTGCCTGCAGGTGGACGCTGGCCGCGACGGCTGGCGGCACTGGCACCACCCGACCGAGTCCAACCCGAAGCTCAGCCAGCACGACATCCAGCTTCTCCGCGCCGAGTACCCCGCTGGATCGGCCCACGCTCAGCAGGAGCTCGACGCCAGCCTCACCGCCAGCGGGGCCAGCTTCTACCCCGAGCTCGCCAGCCTCGAGGACTACGTCGTGCCGCGGGACCATCTGCCGACCTACCTGCCCGACTGGTGGCAGGCGTGGTCCGGCTACGACTGGGGCTATGCCCACCCCGCGGTCTGGGTGCCTGTCGTGGACGACGGTCGTCACGTCTACGTCTTGGACGCGCTCTACCTGCACCGCGAGCAGGACCACGAGCAAGCCGCCTCGATCCGCGCCCAGCTTGCCCTGCCCGGCAACGAGGGCCGCGTCCCATCGGCCTGCGCCAAGCGGGTCTATGCGGGGCACGACGCCTTCGCGATGCGGCAGGCCCACACGGCCAGCCCCGAGTCCGTGGCCGACATCTTCGACGGCTACGGGCTGGCGCTGTCCAAGGCCAGCATCGACCGCGAGGCAGGGGCCAAGGTCCTCCGCCGCCTTATCACCAACGACCGCCTGCGGTTCGTGGACACGATCGGCACCCGTCGCCTGCTCCGCGAACTGCAGGGGCTGGTGCCCGATCCCAAGCGTCCCAACGTGCCGCTCAAGCGGGACGCCGACGAGCGGGGCGAGGGCGGGGACGACGGGGCCGACGCGCTCCGCTACGCACTGGCCAGCCTGCCGTACTTGGTCAGCGAGCCTGCCCCGGACCGCGGGATCGGCGAGGAGGGCAAGGACCCCGGCGACTGGACGCTCTACGTCCCCGGCACCGCGGAGGACTACCGGGACGTGGCAGGTGGGATGGTGCTATGAGCTCCGCTCTTGCGCTTCCCCTGCTTCGGTGTATATTCGGGATTGACTTGGAGGGTGTTATGCCATACGCAATTGCCGCCGCTCGGCGGAAGAAGCTGTTGCTCCTACTCACAGAGGCCTAACCGATGGCGAACGAGACCGCGGTCTTTTCGACCGAGAAGAAGTACCAGCAGGCGGCGTGGAACGGGCAGGGCTTGCTCGTGCTCACCAGCGTCCCTTCCGCCGCGGCCAACGGGCTGATCGGCACCAAGCTGGTCGATGCCGGGGCGCTGACCGTCGCGGGCGACTACATCTGCCTCGTCCCGCTGGCCGGGATGGTGAGCGAGGTCGAGGTGCATCTCAAGGCGACCTTCGCCGCTGGCACCGTGAGCTCGGCCAACGACACGCTCTACACGATCCGCGACTTCACCGCGCCCTCGACGTGGACCACGAAGACGGGCTTCACCAGCGACGGCTCGCTGACGACGGAGACCCTGCAGACCTCGACCTGCGCCACGCTCAAGGGCGAGCAGTACGCGCAGGTCAAGATCACGATCGGTGCGACCACCTCGGCGACCTTCACCGTCGCTGAGTACAACGGGCTCTAAGCCCATAACCTCACGGAGCTATGCCGACCTTCGCGATTCCGCAGGACCTGCTCGAGAAGATTCTTGCGTACCTGTCCAGCCGCCCGTACCACGAGGTCGCTGGTGGCATCGAGGCGCTGAAGGCGCTTCAGCCGATCGAGACGAAGCCGCAGGCGGTGGAGTGACCCATCTCGTCTGGGCTGGCGTGGTGGTCTTCGCGCTCGTCCGAGGTGAGCGGGTCCTGCGCGATTGGTGGGCGCATCGCTATCCGCCAGTGGCGCTGACCGAGCAGGACGTGGTCGTGCCGGACGACATCGTCGCGCTGGCGATGCGGGAGTCGGAGGAGTGGGCGCAGGAGCAGGTGCTCCAGACGGCGAAGGAGCGGTACGTCAAGGTGCAGGATGCGTCAATGCCTGACGCGCAGAAGTGGAACCTCGTGCGCCGTGCGCTCGGCATCGGAGAACTCGGATGACCATCCCGAACCTGAACCCTGACTACGAGTCCCTCCTCCGCGAGCTCGCCGCGCAAGTGCCGGGCGACGAGGAGACCGAGGTCGAGATGGAGGACGTGGACTACGGCGAGGAGCCCGAGCAGGACGACGTGCCGGGTGCCGCGGAGCCGTATGTCGCCGCCTCGAGCGGGGTCAGCACGATCGTCATCGACGCCAACGGGCAACGCGCCAACGAGGAGGTCGCGACCAACGATCTCGAGACTGCGGCCCGCATCACCCTGCCACGGGATGCCGAGCTCCGGGCGCTAAGCCGGGCGCTCTACGGCGATGACTTCCCGCTGGCCGAGGACAACGACGGCGACGATCCCCAGCAGTGGGTGGACTGGGTCCGCAACCGCTGGGGTGAGCGGCGGATGGCGATCGAGACGCATATGCACTTGGTCGAGCGGAACCGCTTGTTCCGCGCAGGCCAGCAGTGGGTGAGCGCGACCGGACTCGGGCCGTGGCGTGAGCCTGTCCGCCCAACCGAGTCGAGCCGGATCGTTTACAACTTGATCGACAAGGCGCTCGACCAGCGCTTGCACATCATCACCGAGCAACGCCCCGGCTTCAGCATCAACCCGATGACGCTGGACCCCGACGATCAGCGCAAGGCCGAAGCGCGGCAGGCGGCGCTTGAGTTTGCGTATGAGTCGCAGGCGATGGGCAAGGTGATCCACGAGGCCTGCTACTGGGCGCAGACCGATGGCATCTCTGGCCTGCACGTCTTCTGGGACCCCGATGCGGGGCCGTGGGACGAGGCGATGGGCGAGGCTGGGATGCAGAAGCCGCTCGGCGATCTCAAGACCGACGTGGTGCGGGTCGAGCAGTTCCGCGTCTCAGCGAACGCGACGGCCACTAAGCGGCCGTATTACGTCATCCTGCGTGAGGTAATCCCCGCGCAGGAAGCGGCCCAGCGCTACGGCTCGACGGGTGCGGTGGCCGCGGGCGGTGAATCGACCGTCGCGCTGAGCGATGGCGGCGACTCGCTTGGCGAC